GAAGCCGTCAACGAACACGTCAGCGTCAACACCAGTCACGCCCAAGTCGTAAGTGGTGTCAGAAGACTCACCACCAGCAACGGTGATAACTTCAAAGCCAGCGTTCAAGATGACGGTGTTGGCGGGAACAGAGATGCACTCAATCACGTCAGCAGCAGCCAAGGCAGAACCTTTGGCGGTAGCAGCAGCAGCGAAGTCGATGACCTTGTCAACGACATAAGGCACGGGGGCGGCGGTGCGACCAGCGGAAGCGCCACCAGCAAGGGTAGTAACAGTAGACATTTCAGATTTCCTTTATTGAGAGATGTGTATGTAGAAACGGGGAAGCCTTTTGAGCCTCCCCTGTTTCATCAGGCCACGTTGTACTTTGCAGTAACGATAGCCTCGGGACGCAAAATTTTACGTCCGTAGAGGTGCATACCACGCACGATGTCAGCGAAGCTGTCGGGATCGCGGTAAGTCTCGGTCTTGTTGATCTGCTGAGCAGTCGCCACAGCAGCGTCTTGACCAGCAACGATCACACCGAAGTTGGTGGACTGAGCAGAAGCACCAGCAGTGCCGGGACCAGTACCGATCTTTGGAGTGTTGTTAGACACATAGATACGGAAACCGTGCAGGTTGTTGATGACCAAACCGTTTTGCAGACCGGAACCACCGAAGTCGGAGTTCAACAGACGGCTGTCTTCGTCCTTCAACATTTCGATGAACACTGGGTCGACGACCAACCAACGACCTTGGGTGTCAACGAACTGCTGATCCAACAGACGACCCATACGTGCAATCACCATCAAAGGCGAAACAGTGGTGGTGGGCAGTGCAGTTGCACCGGGCAAACGAGGAGCCAAAGGAATGGAATCACCAACGCTACCAGCGGTAGTCAGGTTACCGAAGCTAGGACGGCTCAGCTTCATAGAAGCCAACAGTTCGTCAGCATCGGCAGTGGCAACAGCTTTAGTACCGGGGATAGTGGTACGGGCTGTGTCAGGGTTGGCATGCAGGGCAGACTGTGTGTAGCCGGACAAGTAGCCCAGCACGTCTTGGTCATACTGGTCACGCAGGCGATAAGCAGCGCGGTCAGTAGCCATTTGCATGAAGTTTACATGCGAGTGAGCAGCTTCGATGTCGTCGATTTTGAAAGCAAAGAAGTTTGCTTGGTCGACAACCAGAGTGAAGTCCTCGTCATCCAGATCCTGAGCAGTGATTTGGGTGCCGCGCTTGTAAGCTTGGACGCTCACCTCTGGCTCCTTGATGATTTTTACACTATCCCCCATCTGGGCGATCTCACCGAAGTAATCGTTGTTGGTGATGTCTTCAACGACAGACGACTTCCTAAACGCGAGTTGTACTTTTTTACTATAAATTACGGCGCTGAAATTGCCGTTGCTAAGTTGGCCGTAGCCGGGAACTGCTGGAAAAGCCATGAAAATTCTCCTATAGATAAATGTATGGCATATACAAAATACGCTCACTCAAGTACCACAGGGCTGTCTCTTCTAGGTGTATAAGAATACCCCCTAGCTATTAAGGTATTCGTATAGGCTAGATCAACTAGGTTGTCTGCTTACTTACGTTTTGCGCTACTAACTTACAAAGCTGGATAAACTGATCTTCAGAATAATCCAACTTCATCCTATTGATAGGTACGCAGACTAGCTGAATATTTTCAGCAGTGTAGTCTTTGTCACTATCGATTCGGTCTAGGCTTACTGTATTAAGTTGGTGAGCTTCGCTAGACAGCGGCAACTTAGTGTATGCACACAGACCTTCTTGTCGCTGCCAAACATCATGTAGATGTTCAACAGTGATAAAACAATTTACTTTCTTTCGCTTACCAGCGGTCTTCACCAACTGATCAAACTTCTCATCAAGCGTCAGATTCTTATATCGTTTCTGATTCTTGACACTAATCTTTTCTTTATTTCTATCACGAAACAATCTATCTTGTTCTCTAGCTTTATCAGGATTGGCAAGTCGCCAAGCCCTCAACTTATCAGCTAGACAAATCTTACAGACAGACTTGTAACCTGTACCTTTAGCTTTACCAGATTTACCGAACTCAACCAAAGGCTTCTCAACCTTGCAACAACTGCAAGTCTTCACATTATTCATAACAATCCCTAACTAGATTTAGCAAAGGACTAGACAGTGAGTTAGCACTGTCAGGGGAGCTACCCTTTTCGTCCTGTTAAAAGTTATACCAGACTATTTCAGCCCGTGTCAACTATTATCGTGCTCCAGCACTCAAATCGTACACAAACTTACCAGACTGCATAGCCTTCATGATAGCTTCTTCATTAGCTTCATACTGTTTACTAGACATCTTAGCTACCTGAGACTCGTACATCACACCTTCGGTGTCGTTGCTGGTTGGTGCAGATCGTTCGCCACGGGCACGAACACTCTGTGCTGCAGAAGTATCTTCCTTCTTCGACTTCGCTTTAACCATGTTGCGATCAGCCTTATAAAGATCAATGGCACGAGCAGCAGAACGAGCATCTGTATCATTCTCATATAGGGCTTGTTGCACCCAAGCTGGTTGCTCCAGCTTTTCTTGTTCATCCAATGCAGCAAAGCGTTGCTCCATAGAAGCAGTTTGCTCTTTAGCTTTCTTGATGGCGATTGTCTCTACAATCTTTGCCACGTCTGGATATGTTGCTGCCCAACGAGCAAGGTCTTCTTCGTTCGTTGGTAGCTTAATTTGTTTCTCGGTAGACTGAGTTAGCTGTGTACGCAGTTCGTCAATTTGCTTTTGCAGCGTAAGCTGTTGTTGCTGTGAATGGCGACGAAGATCACCATATCGTTTCTTAAAGCTCTTCTCTTCTGCTGACAAGTTGCTGTCGTCTTCTGCACTCTCTTCAGACGGAGCAGGTTTCTCAGCATTCTTCTCAGTGAGTTGTTTCAGTTCTTCTTCTTCACGTTCAATGCGCTCACGGTTGGTGTTGCGTTTACCAAATGGTGCAAGCGCAGTTGTCTGCGGTTTTTGTTCCAAGACTACTTCAGTCATATTTACCTTTTAAGTTGGGGCTGCACTGTAGGAGACAATATGTCTCGGAGTCAGGTAGCCAATGATGGTGGGTATTGTTTAGTACCAGTCTGCCCACCACAGACTCTGGTATTCATATTGTACTACATTATTTGCGAGAAGCTAAACCTTTTTGTTTTGTAGCTTTCTTTGGTTTAGAAACAAAACCACCTTTAGCAAAACCAATACCGTCTGGGCCAATACCACTTACACCGTCTGTCGCGGAAGCATCAGCAGCGGCAGCATTGGCAGCAGTATTACCACCTTCAGCAGCTTGACCATTGTCAGCAGCAGCGGCTGCATTAGCACCAGCAGCAGCGGCGGCACTAGGAGAAGCACCAGAAACTGTAGCATCGGCAGCGGCTTGTGAAGCAGCACCTTGTGCCTCAGGACTATGACCAGCAGCAGCGGCAGCAGCGGCAGCATCAGCAGCTGCAGAGGCAGCAGCACCACCTGTACCACCTGCACCGGGTGTTGCTGCAGCAGTAGTTACACCTTCATTGTTTGCAGGATTACTTGTGTCAGCTATAGCTACGTTTACGTTCATTGCTTCCTGCTCTGCTATAAAGTTCTGTTGAGCAATAGCCGATTTACCAAGATTGGAAGCAAGTCCGACAGGTACACCGAACGCAAGACCAAGCAATCCGCCTACTACAGATCCGACAGTAGGACTAACAGTATTTGCTACAGCCCCATCAGGTGTCATTGAAATATTTGAACCAGTGGTAGTACCACCACCAACATCACTACCATCTCCACCGCCACCACCTGTTGGTTCGGAAGGCGTAGTTGTGGTTGATTCAGGTTTCGTTGTAGGTGCTTCAACACCAGAACTCTTCACTTTATAACCAGCAGGAATAGACAACTGAGCTACACCATTAATGAAAGGAATATAGATGGTCTGACCAGCATCATTGGTCATAGGCACCATCTCAAACCCTTTAATGGGTGCATCACGATAAAGCTGTGCGTTTTCTTCACCACCTACATAACCACCGGGAGCATACTTACGAACGTCACCACCTTTGGCGTATTCGCGTTCTTCACCACCACCGTCTTCTGACATGATGGAATCAATTTCAGATGAGAATGTATCATCGTCCATCTCATCTTCACCACCACCAAACAAAGCTTCACCGTCTTCTACTTCTTCAGCGTTACCCATCTGCCCAATTTCATTCATGCGTTGTAGACCAGCTTTGGCTTTATCACGCAGCTTCATCAATGTTTGCAGACCAATAAAGCGAACTACGTCAGCAGGGAAAACAAACTCACCTTCACTGAGCTTAGCGTCAATGTCGTCCCTGACTTCTTCTTTCATAGCACCGGGTGGTACTTCGTTACCAGAGACTGGATCGACTGTACCGCCCTCTTGCATAACACCGCCTTCAGCGAACAGCTTGTTCATTTCAGTTTGCATGATTAATCTCATCCTTCAAATACTTTAGCTGACGCAATGCAGC